GAAAATTTTGTCAGATCTACGTTTAACGAATTCAAATCCACTTTCAGTTGTTGGGGGTTGTGCTATTGGTACTTTCCAATGATTTCGGCTAGTAAGCCACCAAGGAGGCAGGTTTAACAAGCCAAAATCATCAAAACCTACATACATAGGTGTATAATCATGAGCTGTTGGATTTGTCGGACTGTTTAAGGCTGAGTATTGGCGAGCTAAAGATGTGCTTAGGTCGGCCATGAAATCTTTATAAAGAGCCCAATCTGTGTGTGTGTGTGAATACTTTCCACGTGTACTATACCACGGATGTGATGTGGCAGATACACGTACAAAACGCTCTCCAGAACTGAAACCTCGTTCAGTTCCATTTAGAACTTTCAGAAGCAATTCGCGTGTTGATTCGAACTCATCAAAAAGTTCCTCATCATCTTCGGAATCGCCACATTCTTTAGTTGGGGTGAAATCACGCCGATTAAGATAGGCGGCAACTTCCTTCTGTCGTTCTAGATGTTCAGTGGCCATATCGATTATGCGTTGTTTGAGTGTTGCATAATCCATAAATTCACTTAAAGCCTTACCTTCTTCTACAGGAGAAAGAAAGCGGAATTTTAAGTGGTCGGTTGAGCCAATTTTAATCTTGGTAAGCAAAACTTGTGATTGTTTCACTACTTCGACTAGGGCATCACGACGACGCCAGAGAGCTTTACGATCTTGGATTGAGTTTGGATTGGGATATGCGATATTAGATGAAATCGAAATCATTTGTGAGGTGAATTGTCGGCCTTTCTCTGAAACTTCTGCCATTTGCACTGTTTTAGGAACAGGGCTTTTAATAGCAATGAATTCAGCATATGGATCGAATTGTGTAGGGTCGCGAAGTTGTCCGAAGTCGTCTATTACGACTGCAAATTGTTGTGAGTAATCAGACCAAAATTTTTCATCCATGGAACGTGGATACATTCTACGGAATTTTGGAACATTGAATTTATCAGCAACCTCATGTATAAGTTCGGTAGAAATGAACGATTTACCAACGCCAGGTTCGCCATACAAATAAACACAAAAGGGATCGGGTCTACACCCAATATTTAGTGATATGTGAGTGGCTTTGTTTGAGATACGGATGATAGCGTTGACAGCTTTCATGAACAAAGCAGAGATATTAAGAGGTCGGTAGTCTAATTTTTGATATATTGCGCTATATTCGTCAGCTTGGTCGCGAAGGCGTCCAATTTCAGTATGTAGTGCAGGGTCACAGGTAAGACGTATGTAAGTGTCTTCTCGGTCTAATTGATTAACTCTGTCCATCCAGGTGGATATACGTTCTTTGTTCTCGTCGAGAATTCGAAGAGAACTCTTTTCGGGGCAGATAAGGTCTACAAATTTATCCATGGCTTCATTTACACCCAACACAAGTGTTTGGTATAATTTAATTCCGCCATGAACTCCATTCGACATTTTTCCAATGTTTTGAAGTTTAGTTGCTAAACTACCGATGACTTTGGCAGTCGAGCTTTTATCGGGCATTTTCCCATATGTAATGAACCCTCCTATCATAACGATAGCTGAAATCACTTCTGTGGCGCCAGTTTCAGTGGCTTCCTCATAAGGGACTTCCTGATTCGGATCTTGGGTCTCAGCAGGTTCAGGGGTTGGGGGTGGATCTGCCCATTGATGTTGGGGTCGTGGATATTTGTTGTAATCTATGTCTGGATAACGCATTGGGTCAAAAGAATGATGGGCCCAAGCTTTCTTAAAAAGAACGCGTAAGGCGTTCAAAAGATCTGTAAGAGCGATTTTAAAACCGGTGATATCTATATACATCATAACGATGCAGAGAAATTTATCAAGCCATGTAGGGCAAGATATGAAAAGTTTTGCAGATATAGCCAATTTGACGCTAAGACTATTCATGGTATGCATAAAAGTTTTAGGCCCATTTACTAGGATGTTCGGAAAGTGTTCTTCAGCAAAACTTTCAGGTGTGGGTGGAAATGTTGCGTCGCGTTCCTCCTCGGTCATGTCATTTAAATCCTCAGTTGTTTTACCATTAAAAGCTTGTAAGCAGGTAGTGGCAAACTTAGACAATTTATTGACATTATCAAGGGTTTCGTCTACTTTGGCAGTACGATCTTTACCAAATAAAAATTCAGTAAAACCTGCTTCAGTCACTTCCTCATATGATGGGATTTTGAGGAAAATAGCCCGTAGACGTTTGTTGATGTCGTTCATCGTCATGTAGTCTGGATGGTTCCGAGGAACTTCTCCTGACCATGCGATCGCTCGCGCAAGCGTATTGCGGAGCTCTTGCCTCGCGTGCCTATAGCACCTTACCTCTTCAGGTCTCATCACTCGACCTAAGGGGTTCTCTAAGCCAAATCTCGTGACAAAGTCACAAGGAGAGTTGGCTTCGTTTTCCACAGTAGAACTATAAGAAAAAGAAGAAGCCATAAGTGTTCGCACCCGGCAGCTACCAGTGTGGCTGGATGGGCTAGGGCGCAAAAAGCATAGGGAGTATAATTAAACTCCACCCCTTACCAACTCAGAGCAGATTAATCCAGTAAAGCTCAAAAGTAACAATCTAGATTTAAAACCAAAGTGATGTGTTGTGTTGTAAAATGCGCACAAGATACAGACACTCAATCACCAGATAATAAATTTCGAAAGTTACGATTTTACCTCTGGTCTTCACACGATGGGAAAGTTAAGACCTGAACAAACATATATTAACGGACCAAGATAGTAATGAAGAACGAAATCATCGCCGGCACCGACAAAGCAGTCGATGTATGAACCAGCAACAACAGGAAAAACAGAATCAGCAGTAGAAGAACAGATGATATCAAGACTAGAAACAGAGTAGAAGCGTGTAGATAATAAACCTTTAGGATTATAAGTAACTAAATTGGTAAAACCTGAAACAAACGGTGCTTCCAATTCGAAAGCAGGAGTATGAGAAAAGTTGTTAACAGCAGAACCATAGGAGAAAGCAAAGAAAGGAAACTGAATAACTCCATT